GATGCATTCCTATATTTTTCCCCTTTATCCATGATCCCGCATAACAAACATGTGCATCTGTATCTTTTACCCACCAACTATGCTGCATCAACCAATCAAAATCCTCATTATCAACAACTGCTACATATCCCTTTGTCAATTGAATTTGCTTGCTCATCTTGTCTCCAAGTAGACAAAAGTCGCACCACCCGGAAATGAATCGAGGTTGCTACGCCACGGAATATTTCGGATGATGCGACTTTTGTTGACTTGTCTTTATGATTCATTTCTATTCCATTATGACGTAGCAAATGTAGTATACACCAGGGCGCGAGGGCTGTCAATTGCCTGTATTCAACCTCAATAGCTCATTCCAGTTGTAACTGCCTTTGCGGATATAACTTCTACTGCCCCCAGCTTTCACATGCCTCAAGGGAGAGAAAAACCCATCAAAACTACTGCCAAAGTCCATTTGCGTTACTTCCCCTCTGGTCATTTCAAACACATCATCAATAAAGACCTTTGACGCAAGCCCACTTGACCACCCGATAAAGTTGATGCTATGCTTTTCAACTTTTTGCATAACCTCTTTGAGAATCCTATCCTTATCCCTGTAAGCATTCCGTGGAGGTGGCTGGACATGAGCAACCAAAGGAAAAAAGCCCGCTCTCTCTAGCCCCTTTGTATGAACAGGCCCAACAAATAGAACTTTGTATTTCCTGATCTGCTCAAACAAGGGAAACAACCGTCCCGTAAGCATCCCATTTAAGACCACATCTCCCTTGACCCATTTTACTCTGATTTTATGCCTCTGGAGAAATTCTTGTATATGAAATCCATATCTCCAAAGAGCATGAGAGAGAAGGGCATGATCGTAGGGGCGATTGTTTTTGAGCGCCTTAATCATAGCAATCGAGAGCGGCTTTTCAAAAGTACACTTGTTGGAGTTTCTAAATCTGTAATAGCCCAACAAGGTCAACCACTCCCCATCATTATATCGCGCATGACTGAAAGGCTCTCCCTTTCTGAGCTTTTCAACATAATACGCAACATTCCTACCTTCTCTCTCAATGACCCTCGTACTTTTGAGCATAGTCATAAATTCTTGGGTCTGCGGTCCCCTGCTGCCATGCAAGGGACAAATAGCTTGCTCGCAGTTCAAGACCACATGAGCATAATTGCATTTTGGGCAATTCGTCTGGCTAATATTACTTTCTACCCACTTATGCCTACATCTCTTACAGACCCCCATGCACAAAACCCTGTGACTCCTCAAAACCTTCCAGGCAGAGTTTCCCCTGACAACATGAACTCTCTTCTTAGACTGGTTGCAGATGCAGCTTGCCATTCTTTTTCCTCAAGTCAACAAATCAGTTGTTACGTCCGGTTGAATCCCACCATATTGCCTAGCCGCCAACTCTGTCATATATAACTCATGGATAAAGGTTTCCTTTTGCAACCTCAAAGTTCTATCCTCTTCCTCAAAACTCATTACAGTTTGTCTCTTTTCAGCCAGATAATCAATAAGGCTTTGACAAAATTCCTTTTTGCTGCTCATTCCTCTTCCTCTTTCAATCTCTCATACTCTTCCCTGGCGCTATCCATTACAGCACGGATAACAAGTACCACAATTAGCAATGTGCCACAGAAAGAGATCAAAAGCTGAACAATAGTCAATATGCCAGGAGGCAATTTATCAGCAAGGCTGCTGATAACATCCACCACCCACCACAGAGCAATGAAAAAAAATACAGCGCCAACTATAATGCCAACTAAGCCGGCAGCACATCTTGCACACCATTTGATCATGCCAAGAAATATTCTCATCTCCCTATCTCCCTTAAGGTTTTCTCCATTGTTTCTCTTACTCGCTTTTCAAATTCTTTTGCGTTGAATCCTGGGTGAATAGTAGTTTTTACAGTAAGATCAAGAATCCCCCGTGGCAGTTTTTCTTCCTCTTGCATTCTTCGTGGTCCACCACACCTGTGACAATCAAGCACATTAGACATCAACAAACCACCACACCAAGAACACATAATCTTAACTGGCGGCAATGGTGTAATCTCTACATCTCCATGAAGAACCATGATGTTTTTGTATTCTCTCTGCAATTGCCTTGAGGAAGCATCATCTCTTAGCAGTCGATTATATTTTGATACAAATGGATTTGTCTGGTGAGAACCAACAGGTTCCAAGGAAAGACCTTGCGCCTTCATCATTCTCCGATTATGACCTCAAGAATTTCCATAACTTTTGCCAGAAACATGACTCTTCTGTGCTTGAACCAAGAAAATAGAACTTCTGTCTGATTTCTCTTTCTGTAAAATAAGTGAAAAGACCAACACGATAAAATATTTTATTATCTGCCGTCATTACGATTTTCTCAATAATGGCTGACATTCTCAACCCAGCTATAGGCTTTTTATCCATGAGTCTAGTCCCTACTTTTAACATTGTTTCTTTCTCATTGATGTCGGTCCCCTTCATCACTCTCCCTCTGTCTCTGCCATCCTTACAGTCAAATACCCAATCAGTTCCATCACATTTGTCTTTGTGGCCCCAATGCCTTCAGTCTGATAATAGTCCTTTGAAGCATCAAGAACCATCTCTCTCATTCTCTTATATTCATAGCGGCTTGGCTTGCTGCCCAATGTGGGAATCAAGCGCAATCTCCGCGTTCCCAAATAGCCAGTGTTATGTGTTGCTGCTTCAAACATCTTTACTAATTGCTGTAATTTGCCCGATAGAGTTGTACCACTTTCGATTTGTTCTAATACTTCTCTAATTCTTTCTGCCCAGCCACTTGCCTCATTCCCTTTAATATAAAGTCAAGGAGTTTCATCATCAAACCTTATCACTTCTGATTTTGTTCTCAATCATCCTCTCCCAATATGTGATTCAAAAGAGCCTGTTTCTTTTGCTCATCTGTCAGTGATTCTACACCAAGAGACTCTGCATACAATCTCTCAGCTTTGGCAACCATACCCTCCCATCTGAAAAGCATTTCCACTGTTTGCAAATAGTGTTCTTGAAGTTTTTGATTGCCCTCTTTCATTCCAGCACAAAGAGCATCAAGCAACTCGTCAGGGGAAAGATCAGGGCTTGCAAGCTGGGCATCTCTTGCAAGTTGTTTTACTCTAGGTTCCGGCCCATAGAAATCAAACAACTCATCGGCTGTCATTTCATCAGGGGATATTTCATTGCTCTCATTCATCGGCTCAAAGCTCATAGTTATATTATATACGCTTGCTTAATTGTTGTCAATCATCAAAAACTACCACGATCTGGACCTTGCGATTCTACAAAAATGCAACCACATCTACGGCCCGTACATTCTAAAGCAGAGCTTTGTGGATGCCAGCCGCTTGCTCTCCATTCCTCTGCTGTATGTATTTGTTCATCCAATCTTAGGCAGTCTGTGCAACCATCTTTGAATACATCTCTCAGCCATTCATAAAACGGGTCGTCTGGACGAAATAACTGACCAAAGGCATAAAGACCAAGAGCGGTAATGCCCCACATTGCCAGCCGTTCAGCTAATCTATCAGGCCCATCAACTTCAACACCCGATACACTAGGCTTGATTTCTCCTAGTATATATTGACTACCATAGATGCTTATTGCAAGACCAGGAATGGCAACCTGTGCAATCTCAAGTTCATCATTTAGTTTCTCAGCTTGCTCATCGTCATCAAATGCACCTTGAATAATGGCAGAATCTTGTAGAATCTCCATTGATTCTTCTACAATTGTTTTAGCAACCTCTGATATCTCTCTCCCATTCAATCCGGCATCTAAAATACTATTAGCAGCATCGAATAAAAGCGCCTGATTAGGATTGAAAGCATCCTCATTCTGAGTTGAGCCCAAAAGCATTGAAAGAATTAAAATGCCAGTTGTCAAAACAGCAAGACGCTTTTCATAATCATCTTGCTCAATTTCTCCTAGATTTGCAAGCTCTGAAATCTCATTGATTTGTCTTTGATAGTTCTCAAGTGAAGTTTCAATCTGTCTTTGTATAGCACTAAGTGATCTAACATGCCAAGCAAAACTACTTGAAGAAATATCCCCGCTTCTTGCAATCAAGCATAGCTTATCAAGCAGTCCAAATCTCCATTCTATTGCTCTTGCAAGCAACTCATAATCAGAATCATCAAGATTCTCTCTTCCCCCTACTTGTTTGATATATGAATTGAAAATATGCCGCTTGAATTTCTTTCTCAGTCCCACAAAGCAATTTCCTTTTTCACATCACCCATTGTAATCCCTTGATGGACTTCTCTGGGACTCAAGGCATCATAACCACTATTCCATAACACCTTCTCTCTTGGTTTCCATTGCCCCCTGACAAAGTTCTGGCTGGATCTCACAATGGGCTGTCTCAATACCCAATCCCGCGCCTCATCAGGAACATCAGGTAGAATCATCAAGAGTCTATCAACCGACTCTCCTTTCCACCTATCAAGGTCTGAGGTTTCCTGGTCAGTTGCAAAAGACTCTTCCTCTTGCTCTGTCCAATCTTCTGGGATGACCCCATGTAACACAAGAAAACTTCTAGCCTCATCATAACTTAACAATGGGGGAGAGCCCAACTCTGGCGCTCTATTCAAATCTACTGCCAATTGCGCCCATTTCGCCGCCTTCTCTGCCGCTAACAATTCTCCCTCATCATCCCTCTGATCAAACATAAACTCAACCGTGATCGGCAAAGCCCTTTGAAACTGCTCCTGAAATGCCAGGGAAAACGCCAGCCCACCTTTGGTTGTAGCTTTCATGTGCTGGACTTGATCAACTGACCCTCTCCCCAGACTAGAAAAGCTTACCGGCCAAAACTCAGCAGCATCAAAGCCAAAGCAGAGCGCATATCCATACATCAAGAGATTCGTAAAGGTCAACTGGTCAAAGTTCTCCGGTAGCTGAGATAGAGCAACCAGAGTTGCTTTTGGCTGATCTCCCTGCCCCCCTGCCAGGGTTAGAACAGCACCATAATAGTTAAGTTCACAAGCATCCAGCTTTGCTTCTCTTGCCGCCAGCGCATCATTCCATTGATCTTCTTCAATGTTCTCCAACAACAGAATCCCTCTCGGAGCCCTGGCAAGCAACTGCTCCTGATCATGCTGATAAATAGCAAACATGATCTTGGCTAACTCAAGAATTCTGGACTCAGCACAGAACCCAAGCCCATTATACTCCTCTTGGATACTTGTCATATCTGCCACTCGCAGAAAGTCGCCCTGCTGCCATTTCTGAGCCCCGTGTCCACTCGGACGATAAATCAGGGGGAACTCAAAACTTGATGTTAGTTCACATCTTGTCGGGTCTGTATGAATCAGTCTTTTTAATGGCCCATTCTCAACTTCTCTTTCTTGCTCTTCAATAGCCCCCATGTCTGTTGAATAGAATCCCAATGCTGCTGTCCCCATCCCAGGACGCCAACCGCGCTGAGTTGGAAATACTTCCCAACTATGTGCAACCCGTACTGCTCGATTGACTGTATTCCTGCCTCCTGTGATGGTCCAGCCGCGATTTTGTTGAATGAGCATTGCAGAGTTCATTACTCCTGCCAAGTGCGGCTCTGCTCTCCAAAAACTAGCAAGCCAAGCATCTCTTTTCATACTTCGCGTTGCATAAGGCGGCTCTTCAATATCTGCCATCTTGAGCCAATCACTGACAGCCAAAAAGAAATTGTTGTAATCCCCTTTGAATCTTGGCTGCTTGCTGTTTACTTTCTCGACGGCCCTCTCAACAGATTGTTCAGCAACCTGTACCAAAGTCTTTTTATGCTCTTCTCCCAATGCCATCAATTGCATTCTATCTATTTCCATTATCCTACCTCATAAAGATTTGCTACCAAAAACGCAAGCAAATCAATTGGATTCAGTGATACAAGCATTTTCCCCTCTTCAATATCCGCAACAGGAATTGCCTTTGGTCCCTTTCTGCCAAAGGGCAATTTATACTTTTCCTTTCCCATATTGCCTTTTGTGCAAAGCAATAAAGAATTGCTATTACGTTCAATTTCATTTTTGCAAGCTGCTACAAGCTGGCTGATTTCCATTATCCCATTCTGCCTTTTAATTTCTCTATGGTTGCCTTTGCAGCCCTATACAAAATTGCATAGTGCGTTGCCTATCGCGCCATCTTTGCAGACAATTCTTTTTCCCTGTTATAGTTTCTTGACAGCAGAGGCAAAATCTCATTGTTTAGTCGATATCGACAATGTTCGCACTCTTTCATTATCCCATTCCTCTTGACCAGCCTTTTTTCCTGTGTCTCAAGTCAAACCAATCCCAAAAAGCAGCATCAGCCAAATCTAATGGTTTGATGGGAAATCTCTTTAATGCCTTCTCAAGCGCCAAATGTGTGCCTCTGACATGCACAACTCTACCTTGTTCATAATCCAAGAGCATCCTCTGATTCCTGTGAATTTTTGATCCATGCCCAGCACCGGCCTTTGCCTGCCTGAATTTTGGCATCCTGGCGTCAGAGGCAACATCTCCATTCTTCTTCATTTCATTCCAGACCTGTTTATAGGCCGGTCGCCACACATCCCCACCCTGATCTGTCTCAATGCCAATCTCTGTAAATCCAAGATCGAAACATTTCAGAATAGCTTTTTTGATCACCCCTTCAGGAGTATCAATCTGTTCCCAAGCAAAGAGCCTGTATATTATATCATCTTCCCCAATCCCACTTGCAACGATGCCTTGATTGCTGCTCTTGTCTGTACTGGTAACTGCTGGGTCGCACCACACAGCACCCCTTACCAGATCAGGCACATCTTTCAAATCACACCTTCTAAACTCAATATGATTCCAGATACCACCAAGCACGATCTCAACCTCATGTTGTGCCTCTTGCATGAATGACGTGTAACCCCATGTGTCCATATCTTCTTGACATACTTTGAGATTTTGAACATCCCATGTCGGCGTTCCACCAACGATAACTTGTTTTCCGTTTTGTTGTTCGGTATCCAAATTGTCAATAGCTGGGAATGGTCCACTAACAATTCTATTAATCAGAAAGTCAGCTTTCTCTTCTGCAATCCCTGCCAGCATGGAAAATATCCCATGATTGATCATCAGATTTTGAATCCCAAGGATCGCTACATCTGGGCTTCCTGATGGGAGAATGCTTGTAGTAAGAGTTTGAATCTTTTTCGTTACTACTTTGTAATCGTCCTTTTTGTTATCTATATCGTCAAGAATAATGTACCCTGGGCGGTCAGTCTTGATCTTTGCCCCTCTAACAGCAGTATCAAAACCAATCGCATCAACTGTTAATCCGCTGGCTGTCCTGAGTTGATTCCTTCTCCAAGCTCTCGGACGACCAAACTTGCCTATCTCTCTTGCCCCCAAAAGAGGATAATATCTCTCTATATTTGACGATTCGAGCAAATCCATGATGTTCATCACATTGATATCAGCCTGATCTTGTGTCTCTCTGACGTACCAAACATAAGCTCTTATATCTCTTGCCCCAATAGCCACAACTGATAATTCAGCAAGAGTAGTTTTCCCTCCCCCCCTCGGCCAAATGGCAATAAACGGTGGTGGCCTGATGCCTTTCTTTATCGCCCAAATCCAACACATCAAGTCTATATGTCTCTGTGCAAAAGAGCCTGAGACATCCTTTGGGAAAATCTCTTTCACCCATTCTTGCCACTCCTCAGGAGCTTCCAAAGCCTCTTCTTGAATCAGCCCAAGCCTTTTGCGTCTTTCAAGTTCTGCTTTTGCTTGGAGCTTAATCTGCTGTAGACTGTAGGACATTAAGCGGGTTCTCCCCGGCCGCCAATCGTGCCAACTGCTCTACCGTGCAATTCTCCAAGTCTATGTCGAAATTGATGCGCTTATCTGTATACAATCCGTGTGCTTTTGCTAGTTTATCCATTGCTGCCTGGGCATCGTAGACTTCACATTTCATTTTTTGCTTGCCGCCAACTCCTTGGACTATCTCGTATTTCTTTATGAGATGAGCCTTTCCATCTGCCTTCAGGCGCTCAAAATCCACATAGCCAAAATCGTTAATATAGTCTGAGATATCAGATCGGGCTTGCTCAGATAGACGCACAAGAATCTCATCAGCGGTCATGGCCTTGGCACTAAGACGTGCTTGAATGTAGTGTCTCACCTTAACGTTCTTTAACAATCTCGATGCAGCAGCAGCAAGCGCATTGGAATCACCACCATAGCCTGCTTTTCTCGCTGCTTGTGTTCCATTCCAGCATTCGAGATAAGATTCTATAAACAATTTCTGTTTATTCGTCAAACCCATGATTCTTCCTAATCGAAATAATATCTTCTTCAGAAAGAGAAAACCATTCGCCTCTAACTCTTTTATGCTTGTAGCTGGTATGTAAATGTTTCTCCAAATCTCCAGCAAAAGGTGTGCGGCATATAGTAATAAGTCTAAGTGCTAAAGGACTTCCAGAATTTAGTGATGCAAATCTTGAAACAATATCAACTGTCTTTCCTATTTTGACCAATCCATTTTCGGCACGAACCAAATAAACAATTGACGATTTTCTTTGTTTTCTTTTTTTGGGAATATCATCTCTATTTACTTGCAGCTCAACAAAACGTTTTTCTAAGTGCTCTTTTACAGCCGGCTTTGTTAAGTTCTCACAACCTACAGATGCTAAAGTGACATTATTTCCTTTATATCCCGCTTGCCGCGCCGCCTCAGTTGCATTCCAGCACTTCAGATAATGTTCAATGAACATCTTCTGTTTATTCGTCAAGCCGCCCATCTTAGCACATTCCTATTACGTGAAAATATAAGTCGGCTTTATCTTGCATGGCATTTTTCCAACAGGCAATCCCTTCCATGCCCCATGCACACCATGCCCGCAACAAGCAGTTTTTACACTAGGCACAAAACCCAAACAGGCATCATATCCTTCTTCTGTAGGCATCTCGCCACATCTGATACAAGGTCGGTCATGATCTGCCAGTTCGCCAGTATCAACATAATACCAAGCATCATCTTTCCTTTCCATCAGATGCCCACGCCGATATGTTATTGCGGTCATATATCACCACCCGCCTTGATCTCGTCTATCTGCCGCTGAATGTCTGCCTCCCCCTCAAATGGAGCCATATCGAGAGGGTCGGTCCATGGCTCTGTCACGCCATATTTCAGATTGATCTCATCTACCCACTCCCTGATATCGCGGGCCGCCCTGGCATTCCGTCCTTTCTGAACGATAGCACCAACAACAAGGACAGCGACTATGAGGAGGGCGAATATCAGAACAATCGTTAGATGGTCTATCATACTCAATTTGATATCACCCATGCCACCACCTACGCCCAACAACCCAAGCAATGAGTCCCCCTGCTAAAATCAATCCAAGTCCAACAAAGGATGAAAGGCTCTCATATAAGTTAGCCAGATATATAAGCATCGAAATATATTAATCATTCTAGCTGGTTCAATTCTTGTTCAATATTATGAAGGCGTTCACAAACCCCTTTTATTTCTTCTGGCATATCGCCTTCATTATATCCACGCTCGCATAGCTTTGCATATTCCCAAAGTGCAGTCACATAATCTGATTGGCGTATTTGATGCCAGACATCACTAGGACTATCTATCCATTGATGTGGCTGATTTTCATTATCGGATAGCGCGCAAATCAATATTGCCATATCACTCTTCATTAACTTTCTCCCTTAGACATTTCTGCTCATGATCAATACAGATAACAGATTCAACTTTCTCTTCAATTCCAAGCACTCCCTTTACTTTGTCTACATAATATTGGGTGATTGGATTCACAGCATTATGATCTATGATGTATTTCGCGCCCCCGTTGTAAGATGACAAAGCCAAGTCGAGAGGGTTTTCCCGCCCTTCTCTCAGGAACCGATGATACCAAAGAGAAAATAGCCAAGTGCCAGCTTTAATGTTCATCTCTGGATCATTCAGGATTTGCTCTGCCGTCATGCCTGTGCAATTGGCGATGTATTCAGCAGTCGGGGGCATAATCTGTAAAAATCCTTTTTCACCAGAATAGCCAGTAACATCAAATCTCCAGTTACTCTCAATTTCTCCAATTGCCCAAATCACAGCCGGGTCAACATCATGCATCTCAGCATAATACTCAACTACTGGCATGTAGGGCAGGAGTAGCAATAAAAAAAGAGCCCTCATTTTCTTACAAGCTCCCTGTGTCTTTCCTGCGCTTTGCTTTCATGCCTGATCTGACCTTTCTCAATATTGTTCAATCTTTCTATTGTTGCATCATCGCCTTCTTTTAATGCCCTCGTGTATTCTTGCATTGTTTCTGCAAAATTGTCTGTGGTTCTTTGCGCTCTTGCATCAGCAGCATCAGATTTTTCCATCATCTTTATCATGATGCTTTCAGCAAAAGCATCTTTCTTTTCCACTAAGGCATCTTTCTTTTCCACTCTTCCTGCCATAAACCGAAAAACCAGATAGCCAAAAATGATCAATGCAGCAGTAGCAGTCAATTCAGTTGGGTCAAAAGCAGATACATCCATTTCACTTTTTCACCCACTCGTCAAATGCTTTGCTTGCTGCCAATCCGTTGACAAGCCCAAGTCCAACAATAGTCACCCAGCCTTTCCAATCAATTGGCATTTGAATTGCAATAGCAGCCAGAATCTTGACAAATACCCCCAAAACAAATGAGGTTCCCAAACAAACTTTGCTAGGGAGTCCGAAGATCCTTTTCATAAGCTCAATCAACCCAATGATAGTCGGAATGCTGATTGCAACAACAATTACATCTTCCATTTTGGAACCCTCCTATTCTAATATCCCCTACAGTGTACACTTTTTAGGACGTTGGGTCAAGCATTTTTCCTTGCTTCAATAGCCCAAAGAGCAAAGAAAAAGACTACCACAATACCTAGAGCAATCAGTCGGACTTCCCAAGGTTCAAGCATAAGCCACCAATGCAGCCTCACAGATTACAGTTTTAATATCAGGCCCAACATAGCGGGGAGTCTTTCCAAACTCCCCCTTCTTGAAAAAGCCCCAATTGTGAGATCCATCCATCTCTGCTTGAAATGCGCTGTAAAAATAGCCAAGGTCAAGCATCCTTTCAATGAGCATTCCTGTATGTTTCCAATGCTCAAATGGATTCCAGCCCTTTTCATTCTTTGCTACTGTCCAATCCCTTATTGTTTCATCATCTATATAAGCCTAAATCAATAAATCATTGATTACCCAATATGAACTATATTGACCTTTCCCAGCGTTCCATCCCATGATCTCTGCAAGTTTCTCAATCTTTTCTTTCATTCTGGAAACTCTCCCATAGTCAATTGTGGCATTTCCGGCAACAATGACGCAACATGATCAATCCCAAGCTCTCCTGCTGTCTGTGGCAATCTCCCCTCTCCGCTGGGCAATTCCATAAACCCAAACAGAGCATCAGGATTTGTGCTGGCTGCTGTCAAGATCGCTTTCACAAAATGGACTGCAATCCTGCCCATCTGCTTTTTGGCTTGCTTTGTGTGCAATAATCTCTTTCCCCCGAAACTTGAAGTCTTACTAGGATTTTTACAGACAAGAGGCACAAAAGCAAACCGGTAACTCCTTGCATTCCATTCAAATCTGATGAGCCAAGCATATCTTCCACCAGCTTGCCCCTGCATGATTGCCTGATTCAATGCTCCAAAGTCCTCAAGCAATTCAACGATCTCTGCCTGTGACTTTGCAGGATGCACAGTTGTTTGCCAATAATTGAAATCCTCAGCACATCTCCCTTTCATTTTGGAAACTCCCTTATCATTAAATCGTCTGGGATGGACATCTTCTTTGTCATCTGCTTAAAGAAATATGGCACCCCCGCCGACTGGCATTGATCCCGCACCGACCGCGCCCAGTCAGGATTCATTGGGCGGGCTCCGGGGCCTGTCTCGCCGCCGCAGATTATCCAGTGGAGCTTGTATTTATCCCTGTCGTAATCGCGCCATCCTCCATAGCCCCGTAGCGCATTCATATTGTGGATTGCACCGGCCCCAGCATGATACTTAATTGTCAGATTCACTGGCCCCAACATCGGCTCGACTGACACAAACCGCACGGCCGCCGGCGTCTGGAGCAGCAGCGGGATTCTCGCGTCGGCCTGTTTCTGGTTTTCGGCTGTGACGCCAAGCCAGATATTTGAGAATGGGCCAAAGGGACGCTCAAAGAATGCAAATTCCCACGCGCCAGGCATCCATTCCAACAAGAATAGTTTCATCCGCTCTGGGCGCTTGGTCAGTACCAGAAATGTATGCTGTTTCGCAAGTTGCATGGAGCGCCAAATTCGCAGGATGCAATCGAGTGATATTTTCTCATGAAACAGATCTCCCATGAATTGAACACCAATAGTCGCGGACTTTCTTCGTTTCCCAGGCTCTTTGAGTCGCCTGTCTATCAGTATCGGCCCCACCTCGCCAGCGTATGCCCGTCGCTCCTCAGCGGGCACCAGTGGATTGTGCGCCTTCCGGTGCGCCATTGCAAGATGCCAGCAATTCTTGCACGCTTCACTTACCCTATCGCAGCGCATCACGATTGGGTTCCATGTGTGTGTCAAATAGCCTATCGTTGTTGGGTTCATCAAAACTCCCACTCAAATTCATCAATATCCATTAGGCAAAATGGACACTTGCCATCAAAAAGACTCCCACGATACCACTCCATTGCCTCTTCCTCGCAGAGAAAATATGAGACGCAATTTTTGCATCCCCATCTTCGTCTACTTCCTTCACTATGAAAATGCCAATATTAACCTCTCTTGCATCAATTAGTATGATCGCCTGCATCACACATCCCTCAAATATGGGGTATCACCAGCCAGAATGAACGGGTCAGTATGTCTCTCAATGCCCTCTTCCAGTGTCCACAAAAACATGACCCGTTCACCAGTAACAAGATTCTCTCCCACCCCAATTGTAACCTCCCTTCCCCTTGCTTGGCGCTTGATCTCATTGATAACAGGTGACATATCTTTCTCGGCTAAGATTGCTTGCTGAATGGCTGCGTCTGGATTGGCCCTAATGCCATTGTCCATCTGCTCTTGAATAGTCTCAAGCCACAGATATTTGATAAACTCTGGAGTGCTTGGAGGAACAGGCCACACACCAGGAGGAAAGTCTGTCTCTGCTACCCAATCACCTAACGGCTTGATGATCTTCTCAGCATCTTTGGCAATGTCATCAAATCCAGGCCCAAGATACCAAAGGGCTACCATTCTTACATTGGCCGTCTGTCCATAAATACTTTGCGCCCAAGCAATATCATTCATTGCCTGCTCAGGAGAAGGGACTTTGCCTTTTTCCCACCCCCATTCAGTGATTAAAATGGTTGGCGCTGCAACTCCAATCTCATCAGTGCAAACATGATTAAGAACAACATATCGGCCAATGAGAAAAGGAAATCCCGCCCTAATATCATTCACATTGTAACTGTACTCATGCAATGCAACTGCACATCTATGGGGATTTGCAGCAGCAAACATCAGAAACTTTTGCATCTCCAATCCGCGCCAATGCTCAACCTCTGGCTCTCCTGCTGCCCACCCAAAAGCAGCATATTTGTACCCCTCATTGTTCATCATGATCGCCGTGTGCAAGGAGAACTCGCCAAGCCACTCTGCCCGGTTCTTATCAGGCTCATTGGCTGTCTCAAGCCAAGTCCTCTTGTCAAACTCTGGCGGCAATGATCTTTTGATATTTTCCCAATGAGACACAGCAGCATCAAATGGGAGCAAGTTGTAATCAGGCAGTTCAACCCCTTGATCTGTGATTCTGAAACAAGTGATAGCCCCATATCCCAATGCCTCAGCCACTTGCCCATAATCATTGCACGTCTTGAGAACCGGCCTCTTTCCAGCATTAGCCAATCTTATCAGATAATCCTCTTTGAACCCCCTGGCTGTCCCCCCTTGCGCTCTATGAAACCCAATCTCACAATTCATCTTTCATCTCTCCTTTACGGATTGCAAAAGAAACACAACAAGCGGATACAACATTTCAAAAACAACGGCTCTCCCCCAACGGCAAGAGCCACCCATGCTAGAACCCATAAAGCAATCATGGTATCCAATCCTCAGCAAAAACTAAGACTTGATTTGATACCACTGGCTTTATTACAATGGAATCCGATCTAGCACCACATGCAGTAATCTTGATGCCCTCTTGACCATTGCTCAATTCAACGGGCTCAATGTTCAACTCTTGTCCATCCTCAGAAATAAAGCGGATTTGCTGAGAATCAAGTTCTGCCTGTTCCATCATATTACGTGCAATTATTTTCATTGCTCTCCCTCTCGAATCATCTCAACACCCCATGCTCCAACATACACCAACTCAGGGGATATCTCTTGCAGCCGCCCAGGGAACATTGCGAGCCACTTTCTCAATTTCTTTCTGAGAAATTCAATGTCCAC